CTCGACCAGAGGCACGTCTCTGTACTTTTGGAGGCCCTTACCACCTGTGCCTCACCAGATCCTGCTCTGCATTCCCAGAACATTCTCTCCATTCGTTCCGTCGCCTCTTGAGCGGTTGCAGCGTCTATGCGATGCTTTTATGTTGTTCAAATCCAGTTCGAGCGTGGGGTCTTTAGCCACAGGAATTATGTGGTCTGGTTCCCAAGCATCATCACAACTGGATGGTTGAAGAAAATAATTAATAGGTTGTCCGCATATATGGCAGACGGCTCGGTTCTTTCTGTCCCGATCCCATGCCATGCGTCGGACGTAGGACCATCGTCCCGCTCTCGACATACCCGTCCCCCCTCTTTTTTTCCTTGTCCTTGTTTCCGGAGGATACCCCCATGCATCAACGTTTATATTGATGATTGTTTATCCTGCTGCTCTTTGTCTTCTTTGCTCTGATGGTCGTTGCTGTGCCCATCCCATCCGTGTCCCGGTCTTCCTCCGTCCCGGTATGGGGTCCCCCGCTTTGTCCCCTCTCTGCTCCTTAGCAGAGAGGGGTGGGGGTTTTCTTGGAGGTTGTATGGCAAACAAAGAGCACCGGGGTGTCTCCCGATGCTCTCTGTCGTTGCAGAGGATTGCTCCAAGCAACTGTTTAGCCGATGCTTATAGCGCATAAGTCGGAGCCTTGACCTTGACCGACCTAGTGTCGACCAGCAAAACCAACCCAAGGAAAGGAGGAAGTTGGGTGTGCGGACGATCCTGTCCGAAGGGTATGTGCGCTCTGGATCGTGGACAGGAACGCAGGCTCCGTGCTTTGCGCTCGCTGATGGACTTCTCAAACTGACCGCCAATTGACCCGACCCGTCTCTCTGTAATCAATCACCTTGTTGATTGCGTCTGGTAACTTCTTTGCATTCTTATCAAGATACTCTGTCTTGATTCGAATGATGTCCCATCCGGGTCCCAGTTCCTTCTTTATCTGCTTATCACGTTGTGAGTCATACTCTTTCCGGTGTTTATGTCGCTCTCCGTCTATCTCAAGAACGATGCAGTCATCTGGAAGAAGTAAGTCTACTTGATACGGTCCGACCTTATACTGCATCTTGCAATATATCCGATTCTGAACCAGAATGATTGCAGTCAGCACTTCGTAACTGCTGTCGAATTTGTCGGGATTCTTATCGACGAACTCCTCCACAACGTCGATTGCTTCTCTATATGCATACATATCAGTATGCTGAGACTCGAGAATATTGCAGGCCTTGAGGAACATCTCTCTCTTTTTTAGATGTATGTATAAGTCCCGCTCTTTCTTCTCCTTCTCTGCAACTTCCTCGGCACATTGTTCGCAATAGCATCTGCTATATGTGGATACTGGGACTTCAAACATCTCGCCCCATTTGTATTCCATCTGCCTTGTCTTGGTTGCTTCTCCTCCACAAATCCAGCACTTTATTTTATCCATGCATATCCTCCAATATCCCGCATGATCTATAAGGTCTCCACCTTGGCCCTCCGGGCCAATATCATATTAAACCCTTTTTTAGTGTTCAGACGTGTTCTCTTTTGCCCAGACAGCACGTGCCTCATTGATTGCCTTGCCATGCAGTTTCCCTTTGGCATGATCCGCACTATAATCCATGCGCTCTGCTATGTCCTCCCATGTCAATGGTTTCCGTCCTCCTGCCAGATACCTGAGCATGAGCAACTCTCTGCACTCTGCCGTTGGCATCTTGTCAATGATGCGGTTAGCAAGCAGGATGTCCCCCGACAGTCTCTCGATTCGTTGGTCGATGATTGCCTGCACCTCAGCGAGGTCTCCCGCCACGGCTGGCATCCTGTCAGTTGGTGAGGTCTGCACCTTGTCGAGGTCATAGCGTATCCCGGACGGCATGAGGGAATAATATATCTCATCCCTCTGCTCCTTGAGGTCTGCCAGTTCGAATCGTTTCGACCGTATGCACTTCAGAAACTTGAGCACGTCCATTTATAAGTCCTTGTCTGCTCTTTTAGCAACCGCCATGCCCGCTGCTATGAATAAGCCAATATTCACACCGATAAACATTCCAACAAAAAACTGCATCTCACCCTCCTGAGAGTCTGTCCTCCCATCGTCTGCACTTCCGTGTATAGATGGCTCGAATCTTCTTGTCCTCGACCTTGGTTGTGATGATGTCCGCACAGAGTTTCACGTCTGCGATCTCCTCCAGCAGATGCTCCCGTGCGTCTATCTCATTGATAGGAGTGTCGCCATCAATCGCACGGATCATCTTCAGCGATGCCTGAGCGAGTTCCGCACACTCCTCAGCCAGTTGAACGAGTTTAGTTTTCAGTGGTAGATCTTCCGGTCTCATCCTTCTCCTCCCAGAGTTCGTAATCAAAACAGTCAGAACATCCGCTCGTCCATGGTTCTCTCTCGTGCTTGCACGTGTCACATCTATGCTCTGTTTTTTCTTCAGTTCTGCTCATCGGTTCTCCTTTCCTTCTCCGCAATCAAATCCGCTTTCCACTTCAACCACCCCGGCTTATCAATGCGTTCGTCTCCGTACAAGTGCATCTGTTGTTGAAAGTCGCAATCCTCAATCATGACGTTTAAGTCGTTGTCATTCAGTTCCTTCAAGTGCGGTCTGATGATATCTTGCACCAATCCCGGCATATATGTCTGCCGTCCGTGACAATAACGGATAGCGCATATGGCAAGTGTACCGAAATCGTCATTCAGAATCTTGCTCATCGGTTCTCCTTTCTGCTTGCAGGAAAGCAGTTATATCCGTGATCATCCTCGTTTGGAATGAACTCATAACCGCCTCCACTTTCTCCCGTACGGCATCCGTCACCGTTCTGGAGGTTGCGATAGCACAGCTGCCCGTCAGCATTGATTGTCAGCATATCGTGAATGTCATCACCGACCCTGTGCATCAGACCGCTCTGCTTGTCTCGGATATATATGTCAATCATGCTCATTTCATTCCCCTTTTATCGCTTCAGCAAATCAAATAACAGTCCAGCAATTGTTTCCAATGCTTCTGCAATTCTTTCCTCTGATGTCATATTCGCCTTGATTTCAGCAATGAGGTCCTCATTAATCTGATCCTCTTTCTGTTTGTCATCATCCTCCCGGACTAGTTTTGTCGCTCCATGTATGTACAAAATACGTGCAATTTTTTTTAGGTCTCCATAGAGCATTTTGCTGTCTTTGCTATACATTGCACCTATATAGGCAGGCGACTTCCCAATTGCTGTGGAAACGGTTGACTGATTCAATCCTCTCTTTTCGATTGTCCGAAATATCTTTTGGTAATTAACCGGAACCCGCTCATCATCTTTGTATTTCAACATTTTTCCTCCTTCCTATTGCCTCCATCCGTTTCTCGTATGCGTCCCACGGCAGGCACTCGTATATCTCCTGACCGGGCATATGTGTGATCAGGCTCTCCCGGTTGCGTCCGTAACTGACAATAGATCTGTCGCACTCAATACGCTGGTCGCCATGCCAGTAGAACGTCTTAATCACATCCTTAAGAATCCCGCATTTATACGAAACAAGACTCTGTGTAGATGTATTAACCAAAACTTTCTGCCCGATATATGACCGCCTCATGATATGCGGGATGACTGCCCCGCACTTCTTGACATACTCACCGACCTCAGGCTCCTGCTGCATGGTCGGCATCCAGTCGAATATCGTCATCTGCTTTCCTGTCATTTCGTCCTCCAGCACCAGATCAAGAACGCAACCGCCCCGACATACATCCACCACGTGTTTTTTGTTACCCAATACAGAACGATTGCCACGAATGTCAGGTATCCCATTTGTCCTCCTCTACTTTGTAAACGTCGAGCGGTTCGTCCTTCGGTTCGCTGCTTGCACTGTCATGACCAAGCACGAACCCGACCACGGCCCCGACGACCAACCCGATGAGAAAGACGGTTAATAGTGCAAATAATATCAATGTGTTCATTGCTGGCCCTCCATGATCTTGTAGGCTAGTGCATCGTAGTCAGTCCCGGACGGAGTGAAATTCTGGTTCGACTTGACAGGTCGCTCCTTGTCCTTCCGTTCCCAGTTCCGGACAGCTGCCTTCCAGTCCTTCATTTTGTTTTTGCCCACCATCCAGTTCTTGGATGCATAGAAGTCCACGAACGCATCAGCGTCGATGTGATGACTACTTTCTTCGCAATACTGTCGGACCTCGGTGGGTGTGGGTGGCACAAAGTGCCCTCTCTTTATTTCTTTCTCTTTCTCTAACTCTTTCTCTTTCTCTTGTCGGACATTGTCCTTTTTTGTCCTCGTTTTGTCCTCGATGGCAGGATGGCTCTCCCGGTAGAGTCTCTTTTTTACTGCCCAGTCCGTCTCTGATCCGACCAGTCGCTCGACCTCCGCCATGAAATACGTCCCGTCATCCAAGACCTCCATCATGCCCAACTCAGAGAAGACCTTGATTGCTGACCGCACTATGTCCACGTTGGTGTCCGTGAGCGTCGCCAGCATCGTCTCTGAGTACGGGATCTTTTCTGAGAACCGCAAACTCCCATCATGGTCAATGCTCTCGCACAGGAGTTTTAGATAAAACAGGATGTAATCCTTCCCGTTGGGCATTGCCTCAATGATTCGTATATCGTGTCTTTTAAAAAAGTCCCGTTTCAGTTTCAACCAGTAATATCTCCTATCACTCATTTACTTCCTCGATATGTAAGATTACCTTCGCCTTCTTGCCATACACAAACGTGTCACTGAATCCACGGATAAACCGTCTGGAGTCGTCCGGGATTTTTCCCAGTTCCACCATGGTGTCGAGGATAAACTTCCGACCGCACCCGCAGACATTGTCCAGATCCCGTTTTCGGTTCTCCTCGACCCATGTGAAGTCTATCCGGAGCGGTTTCTCGAATCTCGGCATCCGTGCCAGATAGACTGCAATCTCGGACTGTTTCTCACGCTTGAATTTGGCTGCCTCGTATGGGTTCCGTCTGCATTTTGAGATGTACTCATTCAAGGACGGAACCTTCACGTCCAACTCAATCGTCAAGGTAATTCCTCCCGAATATCCTCATGAACTCCGCACGGGTGTGGGTCCGCTCGAAAGTCTGCTGTCCGACCCGCTTCAGCTGGCGGTTGGTCTCATCGTCCCGATGTGCTGCGCTAGGTCCTGTCCGGTGGCACTCAGGGCACAACCACACCCACAGACCGTGAGTCTCTGCGTGTTTGCGGTTCGCTCCGAAGTAAACGTGATGCCGTTCCAGATACCCGGTCCGCCCACATAGGAAACAGACCTTTGTGTTCTGCATTATCGACTTGACCATTTCTCTTTCAACCTCGCAATCTCGGCAGGCGGGAGTGTTTCGATGTCCATCTCTTTCGCCATCCCCACGATCCCGTCTATCAATATGCTCATCTCCCGTGAGTCATATTCTGAGGAGCCTTTGAACACCTTGTAATGAGTGAACTCCTTCCCATCCACGTGGCCCGTGCCGACCTTCTCAAAATATTTGAAGTACCCGACCACATTGATGTCAGACAGGACAGAGACGATCTCGGACTGTCCGAACTGCCTGAGCGCATCCAGATACACATCCTCCTTGCTGACCCGCAGTGCGTCGGCAATCTTTCCGATCAATGCCCAGCAATACGCATTAGCGTTGAGTGACCGTTTCTCACGGTGTTCTGTGATGTCAAACAGTTTCGTCCTGTCCTGTCCAAACAACCACTGGATTATGGCCTGAGGTGTGCCCGTCAATGGAACGGCAACTCCTCGTCCACGTTGTCAGGAATGTTCACGAAATCGCCCTCCGGGAGCGGGGCGGGAGCAGTTGTCTCTCCTGCTGCCTTTTTGCTCTCTGCGAACTCCTGCTCATCAACAACCACGTCGGTGGTGTAGACGGTCTGCCCGTCTCTGTTTGTATACTTGCCCGTCTGGATATGTCCGACGAGGACGATCTTCGTGCCCTTCCTCAGATAGTTGTTGGTGAACTCGGCTCTCTTGCCGAATGCCACGCAGCTGATAAAGTCTGCTGTCTGAGCGTTCGGGTCATTATTGTCACGGCGGACTCTGCGGTCGACCGCAATCGTATATCTGGCGAATGGATTCTCTCCGTCATGGAAATCGGGGTCCTTGGTCAGACGGCCCATCAATATGACTTTGTTCATTTACACTTCTCCTTCCACTTATCCCAATCCCTGATCAGGAGTGCATGATTGTATTCAGTGATATTCTCGAAAGAGTCTGCTTTAACCAGTGCCAGCAACTTCTGAGGATCAAGTCCGTCAACGATGCACCTCTCCTCAAGTGCTTTTCCTTTGACTTTGCCGATTGGTTTATTGTTGATTGTCTCGGCCCGTGCGTCCGCCTCCTTCCGATACTCGTCCGTGTCAGGGTCTTTCACATCGTCTATCAGGAATAATCCGTTTAAAGCGTATTTTCTAGCGTATGACGAGGCAGTCCCTGTGATCTGACTGTCGTCCATGCCCTTCTTGTTGTCCGGTTCCCTTGCGAATGCCTCGACGGAGACGTGCGTCCCTTCCTTGTTCATAAATGTCGCCGTCGCCTTCACATATACCCGACCACCGACCTCGACGATCTCGTCCGTCAGCAGCAGGAGACAACCAAAATCTTCGAGCAAAGGTTTGACTGCTGTGAGGATGCTCTCTGCGTTTCGATAGTAAAAACCGCCGAACTTGTTATATAGATTTTTTGGTGCTTTCAGTCTGTTTTGGATTTGAATGAGTTCCTTCATGCCCTCCTCCTCACTTGATAATCAGACTCACACGGTCCTCCAGAGTCGCCCCGGGAACCGTCTCTCCTGCCTTGAGTGCGTCCTTGATCGCCATCTTGTTGGGTTCCGTCTTCGTCCGGATGTACTCGGACGGGATCGCACTCTCGTCAATGATGGAGACGGCTGCGGTCTTCCGATATGATGCGGAGCATCTGGGAGTTTTAAATTTCTCACCGTCCAGAGATGCCATGAGATAGTTCTTCAACCACTCCACACGGTTCTCGCCTGCCCGTCTTCTCTTGGCGAGTGCCTGCTCCTCCTCACTGATCGCCTTGTTCTCTGCCGTGAGGTCCTTGATCAACAGGATGATGTTCTCCGTCTTTTCTTCCTTTGCCATCTCCAGCGCATCCAGAGCAGCTGCGTCGATGATCTCCCCCGTCTCGGGGTCGCATCCGTATTCAATGGCATTGAGAATCTGTCTGTCAATTTCGTAGAGCGTCAATTTATACCTCCTTCACTTTCAATAATCTGATTAAATGGTCTTCCGCCTGCACAAGATCCTCGTCGTGGATTCTGTGCCAGTTCCCTTCCTCGTGTGTGTCGAGGCAGTCCGTTGAATAGTGCCAGTTTTCTGTCTCGTTGAAGATGTACACGGTCTCTGAGTCTCTTTTGATCTCGAACCCGACGAACGTGTCCTCCTTCACGTGGTCCCGACATAACAGGACCAGAGTCATCAGTTTATATACCCTCTCGTCTTTCATGCTCCTCCTTGTCTGCTCAATGCGCTTCTAATCCTTGGCGGGACATTGCTCTGCCTTATCAGGTCGTTGGATTGCTGTGCCATAGCAGCACGGGTCACCGCAATACTTCTCCTCTGCCCATCGTTGTTTCGCCAAGCCATTGCCTGTCACGACCGTGCTATGCTATGCCATTGCTCTGTCTCTCAGTGCTTTGCCGTAGCAATACCACTCACTTCCTCCGCTTATCAAATCCCCGCATATCCTCTGCGGTCTCTGCGGTCAATGCCCTTCCATTACTCTGCTCATCAGAGCTTTGGCTTATCTTTGCTCATCTATGCCTCTGCATGGCAATGCATATATCAGCACTTCCTTTCCTCTGCCCCGCCTCACAAATCCTTGCTCAGGCACATCTGCTCTATGGATTGCCTTTGCCTTTTCCGTGGCACATCTGCTGTTCGCTTCGCCTTTTCATCTAAGTGCCATTCTGTGCCTCTGCGTCCTAAACTTGGCTTCTCGGTTCCCTCTCAAGGCTTGTCCTTGCCGTGCCGTTGCTATTCAAATCCCCGCAGTGCCTTGGCTATTCACTGGTTTTCTGTGCCTTTGCTAATCCGGGCCTTTCCCCGCCACGCAGATCTACTCCGTCGCTTGTCATATCTTGGCAGAACTGATCCATCTCAACGCAGTGCGTTGCTTTTCAGATTTCCTCCCATGTGAAGCGACCTTTCCCGGAGTTTCGCCAGCACCCAAGTCCTCTGAGTCGTCCATAATCGAACCACTCCTCAACAGCTGCCATGTCACTGTCCACCAAGCACTCAACAGTAAACTCCAGAGTTGATCCGACGGGAATCGTCTCAGAGTTCGCCAGTGAGATGCGCTCACCCTGTGCGGTCTGCGCTCTGAGAGGTCTCTGGCAGTTTCCAATCTCTCCGGTGTAGACGAAAGGTATCTGTCTCTCCTGCACAAAGATGAGACCGTCTATCTCCTTCTTGTATGCTTTGATTTTCGAACTCTTGGAGTCCGTAACCTTCCGGAGCATCCCGCAGGCATCCTTGAAGAATCCCTTAATCTGGTAGTCCCACATGATCGGTTCGCCCTTCTCGTTCCTCGGGAATACGGTCATCGACTTCTCGATCTCTGCGTCAACTCCGATGGCTTCTATCTCCTCCTCTCGGCTTTTTGCATCTGGTGCTTTCTTGGCGATAAACTCCGAATGGATCTCCGGATTGTTGCTGGCGGTCCCAAGGACCTCCTCTGTCAGTGTTAAGCGCACTCGCATTGTCCTCATGCTTTTCCTCCGTTTGTTTTGTAGTAGGGTGTGACGGGATATTCCTTGCCGTCGGTCACGATGGCGACCTTCTTACAGAACGAGCAGGCCCCGTCTTTTAGATATGTGTCTGATAGAACTGAGCACTTTTTATGTCCTCTATATTCCCGTGCAGCAAAACACTCTCGGGAGTCTCTGCACGGTGGGAAAAATGCCACTTGATAATCGTTCATTGTGTCTCCTCAATAGCAGAAATACATGGTTGAGTAAGTGGTTGAGATGGTTTTATATGTCCCGGACCCTTGTGCGAAATTCGCCTGCCAGACCACATTCTCAGGGAATACAGACCCATTCGTGAGAATGTCCTCAGAGACCTCAATCGCCTCCTCTGTCGGTTCGTTCCAGAATGTGCCGTTCGTCATTGGCGAATACTGCCCCGGCTGCTCAACCACTTCCTTCACAGTGTCGGGGAATCGGTCATCATTGACTCGATTGATCACAACGCTGGCGACTCCTTCCATCATCTCTCTGGAGCAATAACCAGCCTCGGCCTGCACGATGTGCGACATATAAAACAGGTCGTCATCGGAATAAGGTCTCTCCGTCTCTGTCTCGACCGTCCCCGCTCCTGCGATTGCAACCGCCAAGAGCACTGCTGTCCAACTCATCAACTCACCTCCCGCATACTGCGGAGTGGATTGAATACTGTCTCCGCCAGTCTCTCGCCGTCTTCCGCTCTGAATCTGACATTCCGTGCGACCTTCCTCTTGCGGATCGTCTTCTTGGTCTCCCGCTCGAACGTCTTAATGATCAGTAAAACGCTCTCATACAGTGCGACCGCAATGAGTCCAATCTGCCACATTGCCGGGTCTGCGTTTGTTCTCAGTGTCAGGAAGAACAGCATCACCACTCCTGCTGCTATAAGTCTGTCTTTCATGATTCATACCCCCTTAAATCTCTCTTTCCCCTTACCAAGTAAATCCTCAAGTCTCTCCAGATCGACTGCGCTGATCCTCAACGGGTCCGTCTTCCAGTGTTGGAGTGTTGACCGTGGGATGCCTGTCCGCCTGTGGACCTCTGCGAGGTTCGCACAGTCAAGGAGCAACCTCACCCGTCTCCGGATTCGTTCCTCTGGTTTCATGTGACATCACCCAGATCGTTCTCCTCGTCGATCTCGTTCGCCAGCAGGATCGGAGGCTCATAATTGTCGATGATGGTCATCGCACCCTTGAGATACTTCCTTTTGAGTTTCTTGTATGACTTCTGTCGACCATTTGCGTCTATGAGGTCATAATTCCTCTTGATTTCCGTGTATATATCCCTATATACTTTTCTACGGAGGTCCGTGTTGGTGTAAGCGTTCGACTTCTTTCCACCCATGACCTCAACCCCTTTCCTCTGCACTGCCTTAGCCAGATCATCTGCCTCAGGCGGGAGCAGAGGATATTCTTCCTCTATGTCCTTGATGTGTTTCTCGTGTCGTGCTGCTTTCTTCTCAAGTGTCGAGATCTTCCCGATGTTCTGAGTTATCAGTGAGAAGAGATACTCCGGTGTCAATGCCTGCGTTTTGTTCTCCATTAAGTCCCCTTTCTAAGTTCTGGGCGAACACAACCGAAAAGTCTCTGAGTGCGTTCGCAGCTTTTAAAAACAGTTCTCTTTGTTTCTTTGGCATATCCGCAATCCGCTCTGTCAACCAGACCAGTCCGCCGACGTTCCCGACAAAATTGTTCGCCATAGAGCAGAAATAATAGACGTTCTCGCTTAGACTCCTGTTCTGGAGGTCTTCGTTTGTGAGGGCCTTCAAGTTTCTGATTTGCTCCTCAAGTTCTCTCTGCTTTTTATAGGCTTCTGTGAGTTTGTCGTTCAGTTGCTTTGACTCTGCGTCGTATGCCTTTGCTTTGCTTTTCACCTCCTTGTAATCATCCGGGACGACCTCAACGGTCTGCGTCTTCTGTTTCTCCAATGTGGCGATCCTGTCCTTGTAGAATTTGATCTCTCTCATGACGGATGCCTTCGTCACCACCTCCCCTCGTGCCATCGCTTCGTCGATGACCTTCTGAACCACTTCCGGGTTCTGTGCCATTCTCTGATAGTCGGAGACATCGTCTTTGGAATATCCCATTTTTTCGACTACCTTTGCTTTTTCGACCCGTGTCGAATTAGCATTTGTGTACTGGTTGCCTGTCCCCTTTGGGATGCTCAGGAGCAACTCTCCAATCCTCTGCTCGGCTGCGATCAATGCCGTGCTGACTTCCTGTGCCTCCTTGAGCGTCTGGTCTCGGATTTCCTGTGCAACACTCAGACGGTTGACCGTTTGTAGTTTGATCATGTATGCATTGAGTTTCGCCTTGCCTACGAGGACGAACTGCGTCAGGTCTTCAATTGTGTCGGGCAATTGTGCTTTTCCGAAAGTTTGTATCTCGTTTGCCATTCCTCTCCTTTCCTTTAGGCAAGTTCCTCAGCAAAAAAAATTGGCTTAGGGTCTTCTATGTCGAGAAACATAATCAACTTGCTGATTTCTTCCCTTGTAAAACTGCCGTTGTTCTGAAGTTTCCTCCAGAGTGTGGACTCGTCAATGCCCAGATACTCCGCTATCTCTTTGTTGGTTTTATGAGCACGGACCACTTGGACCTTGAACTCGGTATAGTTAAACATCCATTCACCTCCTTTCTATATAGCCAATTTGATTTTGCATCTCGTCAAAACCGTCTGCTTTTCGTCCATGTACTCGCTATGTGATTTCACTGTGCCAGTCACGTCGATATTGTTGCCATATTCAAACCCGACCAGACTGCCCGTCTTCCAGATAAAGACGTTACCATCGGCATCCTTGAATTTGTGAATGTAGACTGTCTCCGTGCCGAATCCACTATATGATCTTGTCTCAAAATGTGCTGAATTGACAAAACTGCATTTAAGTGTCAAGCGTTCGCCGATTTTGCCAACGTACTGGCTTATAGCCTTCTGGGCCTTGATTCGTGCCTCCTCTTTCTCCCGGAGGGCCTTCTCCTCTGCGAGCCTTTTCTGATATTCCGCCTCAGCCTTAGCCTGCTTTGCCTCTCGGCGAGCGTCAAGTTTCGCCTGATATTCGGGAGTGCGCTCAATCCATTTCCGCACGATCTGCCCTGTGCCGTTGCACTTATAGCAAACTCCAGCATATTGAGGTTTGACCTGTCCGTTGCCAAGCATTTCCATTGCTCCCCACCAATACTCGCCACGACCTTGACATTTGTCGCACGGAACAAACTCCTCGAAATGCTTACTGCCGTTTTTATCAATTTTGATTAGAGTCGCCATCGCACAACCTTTCCTTTCCTCATGTTTATTGTGGTGTGTGCTTTCCTATACGAAAGTTATCATACCATCACAGTCTGGGGGTGTCAATGCGTTTTAGAAAGTTTTCTTGCATCACATCCCATTTATCTTGCGTTTTTGCATTTCCGCATTATAATCAAATTACAAGGAGGTGCGCTTATGGAACTGAAAGATATTATAAGGAATAGACGGATTGAACTGGGTCTCACCATGAAACAAGTGGCAGATGCTGTCGGAGTCAGTGAGGGCACTATTTCAAAGTGGGAATCTGGGAACATTGGCAGCATGAGACTGGACAAAGGTCTGGCAATATCCAGAGTTTTGTCCATTGACCCTCGGACGCTTATGGGCCAGAGCAAAGAGGAGTTTGAGGCGGAACTGGACGAACGTCCTGACTCTGTGTGGGTCCCGGTCATCGGTCGGGTCGCAGCTGGATTCCGTAAGATCATGAATGAGGAGATCCTCGGGTTCGAACCTGTGGATTATGACCTTGCGGAGTCGGGTCGGTTCTTTGCGCTCAGGATCGCAGGAGACTCCATGGAGCCAGAGATCAAAAAGGGAGCGACGGCGATAGTCAGATGCCAGCAGGACGCAGACAGTGGAGACGTGTGCGTCGTCTCCATCGACAAAGATGAGGCAACGTGCAAGAGGATACAGAAGACGGACAACGGGATCATGCTCGTGTCTACGAATCCCGCATATCTTCCGAAGTATTTCAGTGCTAAAGATATGAGGGACGAGCGCATCACCATTCTGGGTCGGGTGATGGAAGTCAGAACTAAATTCTAAGGAGGTGCTGATATGCCGAAAGCGAAAAAAACAGCGTCCGGAAAATGGCGAGTCACTATCTACGATTACATAGACAGCACAGGAAAGGTGCACCAAAAGACATTCACTGCCGATACCAGACGAGAGGCGGAGCGACTTGCAACCAACTACAAAGACGGGCCGAACGTGTTTGACATGACTGTCGGCGAGGCTGTGGACGGCTATATAAAACTCAAGACCGCAGCACTCTCTCCGTCCACCGTCAGAGGATATAATCAGATTTATAAAAACCAGTTCGAGACCTCACGCTTCGGAGGAATCAAACTGGAGAAACTGGACAACACCATGCTCCAGAGGTTCGTCTCCGATCTGGTCGAGGATGACAAGTCTCCGAAGACGATCCGCAACATATACGGACTGCTGATCTCGTCGGTTCGGATGTATCGCCCCGGGGTCGTGTTCTCTGTCACGCTCCCAGCACCCAAGAAACCGCAACTATATACCCCCACGACAGACGAGATACACGCTCTCTTGGCTTCTATCAAGGCGGACCGTAATTTATACGTTGCAGTTCTTCTGTGCGCTTTTGGACCCCTCAGGAGGTCTGAGGCTTGTGCTCTGAGATATGAGGATATTGATTATAAGAAAAACACCGTCACGATCCGGCGGGCAAAGGTAAAAGACAAGGACCATCAATGGGTCGTCAAAGACATCCCGAAGAACTACACATCATACAGAACGATCATTCTGCCCCCGGATGTCATCAAGGCAATCGGCAGAGGCTTCGGCTTTATCATCGACGGGGTATCTCCGGATGCCATCTCGGACAGATTCAAGGATGCGCTCGTCGACTGCAGCCTGCCCCACTTCCGTTTGCATGACCTTCGTCACTATTCTGCGTCTATTCTTCACGCTATCGGTATACCAGACCAGTACATTATGCAGCGTGGCGGCTGGAAGACAGACCATGTCATGAAAAGAGTTTATCGGGATACGATATCCGATATCGAAAAGGAAATGAATGAAAAGATAAACAACTACTTTGAGAAGTCCATGGCACAATAGTGACCTAAATAGTGACTCGTATTATGGGAGAATGCCGTAAAATCAACGTCCGCAGGCAGTTTTAGGTGGGGTTCGATTCCCGTCAGCTGCTGAAAATCAAAAAACCGCATGGTTGACAGGAAAGTCGAGTTTTTCCCTCAACTGTGCGGTTTTTCCGTTGTTCCACATCTCTGCAAAATTTGCCCTTTTGGGTCGGAAATGACCCTTTTGGAACTCAAATAGTGACTAAAATAGTGACTAAAATTGGCATAAAAAAAGAGGGCACGGTCAATCCGTGCCCATATACTTAAGTATATTCACTTCAATTCATTGAGGCCAGCAGTCCAAGATTTTTTCCCGACCTCTCCGTCGACTTTCAGATTCCTCTCTTTCTGCCACGTCATCGTCGCCGTCCTCGTCTTGGAACCGAACTCGCCGTCCGCAGTTACTCCGACGATTGTCTGCCACACCTTGACCGCCGAACCAACTGAGCCATACATGACCAGAGGCAACGTCACAGAGATGGAGCACATCTCCACGACCTTCTGAGGAACCGTCGACGCAGATCCTCCACCTACATATCTGTAACAATGCTGCCATTTCCCTCGATAGTACGGAGTGACCGCAATCTCAGTCCCTTGGTCTCCTGTCTTGCTGGAGCCGTAACTCTGCCCACGTGCGTGGACGATCTGGTTGTTTCCGATATAGATTGCAGTATGGCCCGACGTGCCAGAGTCATGCCACCACAAAATGTCTCCACGGACAAGGCCGTTCCCGGTGTTGAAGTTGACCTGTTTAGTTACATCTTTAAACCCGTACTGGAGCAAACCCGACATATTGCCCGTGTAATTCACTCGGCTGGTGTCAATCGGGACCCCCGCCTGCTTATAGCTGTTGATTGCCAGAGACGAGCAGTCATAATCCGGTCCCCATCTGCTCTGCTGTGAATATCCGTGCGTCTTGTCATTTGCGATGTTTATCGCCCATTGCGTTGCGCTCTCAGGAATCGTCATTTCTTCTCCTCGATCTCATCATCGTCGTCCCAGTATTTCGCATCCGGGTCGTCCTCGTCTCCGTTGGACAGGTCGTCGGCGACCTTCTTGAGTTTTCTGGTGATCCATACGGGCATCGGGATGCCTGCCTGATCGAGGTTTTCGCAGACGCTTATGATCTCCATGATGCTGATATAGATTGCGATCCATGCGGGAACGTCAACCGGGAGAGCGATGGCGACTGAGATCACATATGCCACGACGATGACTAGCATCTCTCCAGACTTACGGAACAGGCCCGTCCTCATCTTGGTCGAGTCCCAGACGTTGTTGATCGTCGCTTGAATCCATCCTGTGACGATGTCAGCAGTCATTAGAACCAATGGCAGCAGGAGCACCCAATACCGATGTGTGAATGTTATTTCTGTGGTTATGTTCTCCATTTTGAACACCTCTCTTTCTTATATAAAAAAGAGCACCTCTGTCGAGATGCTCCAGCCACGGCTTATGCTGTGAATTTCTTATAGGACGCTTGCACGATGTTATCGTCTGTGGCGATATACACGAGCGTCGTGTTGATATTGGTGTGGCCCATGAGTTTCTGGATCTCTTGGACCGCCATCCCTCTCTTGGAGAGGTTTGTTGCGAAAGTACGACGGAACCGATGCGGGTGAACGTTGTCAACGTTGGCCCGATCTGCAAGGGAGTATAGCATCTTTCTGATCCCGCCTGCCTCAATCGGGTCATGGTTCCGATTGTAGAACAATGCGTCTCCGTCTTCCGTCCTGCTGTGGAGATATGCAAGGAGATGTTTCATGGCGACTGCTGTCGTGTATGTGATCCTCTCCTTGTTCCCTTTTCCGTGTACCACGTGGACCGTCAGCGTCTCGGGACTTACGTCCTGCACTTTCATGCTGACCAGTTCTGATACACGCACCCCCGTCGACAATAGGAACTCGACCAGTGCTCTCTCTCGGATGGTCTTGCAGGCACTCCTGAGAGCGTCGATCTCTATGTCTGAGAATGCCTTCCGGATCTCTTGATGGCATTTGATCGGTTTGAGTTGCAGGATCGGATTCTTCGGAATCAGTTCCTCGTTTGTCATCCACTGGAAGAATGCGGACAGGTTCGCCCGCTGGTTCTCACGTGACTGATCAGAAAGTCCTCTCTCCATCTCCTTGGCAAGGAAGTACCGCACGTCATAGGCATTCATTTCCTTGAATGGTTTCCCTACAACGTCCGATAGTTTCCTGCACGATCTGACGTATTGTCTCACCGTCCCGCTGCTCTTGCCGTCTACGACCAGACAGGCTGCATACTGTTTCAGGATATGCTCGTTGCCGTTGTCGTATGGTTCAAGGCTCGTGCAGCGTTCTGTGATCTCATACTCTGTCAGGACCTTGGTCAGCACATTCGAGATCAGGTTGACTTGCTCCGGGGTGAAGTGGTTGACCAGCGAGGTCTCGACGCTTCGGATCAGACTCATGCGATAATCTTTGGACATAAAAATAACCTCCTTTGACGATGCAAAGCAGGCATGGTACAATAGACCTTGCCTACGGGTGGAGTCGTGCGCTTTGATTGGTAGTCTGGAGCACGGCTCCTTTTTTATGTGGTTTCTGTCTAAATCATATCCAATTCTATCCCATGAGTCAATTTAAATTTGGTAGCGAAAAGCACCCTTGAAAATATAGTTCTTCATTGCGTTTGCAACGTGTGATACTACAATACTGTACTGTAATGTCTCGCCCATTGACTCCCTGTGATATGCTGTCCATAGGAGGTGATTATATGGCAACGAGGCGCAGAGACTCAGGCGGCAGACCACCGTATGGATCAGAACCAGAGTTCTTGTCTGAGCGGTTGAATCTGTCCTTGCCACATGACTTGAACGTCCGACTTAATAAATTCTGTGAAGATGAGGAACGTGCAAGGTCATGGGCAGTCCAGAAAGCATTGGACAAGTGGTTGACCGAACGTGGTTACTGATTATCGGGCGCATCGTAGTGGTGCGCCTCTTTATCCTTATTCCATCACCTGAATTTCACGTTTCAGCAACTCTACCGTGTTTTTAACTGCCTTGGTAAGCACTTCAGCGGGGATGTCGACATCATACACCTCACCGCTTCTCGCCATTCCTGCGGCGACACAATCACAGATCATTTCGATGACATCGAGCATGTTCACATCATCAGGACAATGCCTTTTCAAGTGATGCCGCTCAAGTTCATTGTAGTGAAGGTTTGACCATTTACCGTCAAAGAAGTCCATTTTCCCCTCTATCGTGTCACACAGATCACGATAAAACATAGACCTATACGGTTCTCTCAATTTTGTCCAATCATGGTAACGTACCCGCTTATTCAGCATCTCCGAAAACTGATTTGCAAGTTTTTTCACATCATCAACGTGATCATAATTGGCAGAATTGAAATCCTCGATTGTAGGCACACCTTCTGCGACTCTTGTATCGCCTTCTGTATGTTTCTTAATTGTTATCATTTAACCTCCATACAACAACAATAATATAGTACATTATAACACGTTACAGTACAGTGCTACGTTACGTAAAGCACCCTTTAAGTTAGTCGTAATACTTAGTTAAATTGCCCTTTAAACTAATTGCATCAGCCTGATTTCGATCTCATCCAGAAGCCGTTTAATCAGGTCGATCAATTCTGACGAAGTAAGTTTCGCGATGTCCTCATCCGTCATAAACCTCACCCGTGATCTCTTCATACTCTTCTGCAGTGATCCATCCGCGCTTGACCGCATTTTTCACAGCCTTGAGTTTCCAGTCTCCCGCATCGTAGTAGCCTTTAACAAGGTCGAATCTTTTTGAATGCTCATTCATAGATCTCTTCCTCCTCATCGTCTGAAGGGTCTTCAAGATTCCCCATCATAATATTGTAGTCCTGTACAGCTTTGTTGTGCACCGCGACAGCCTGAGCGTATTCCTGTTCAGCCTGCTGTTCAAGCGTCATCGATAATTTGTTAATTCTCATTTTTTTACCTCCACAGACTATCGTAGTAGTCCCTCATGCGTTTCAACAGTTTATAACTGTTGCCCTTTTCGGCGTTTGTACACCAACTATGGAAACATTCGTCTGCTTTGGCTTTTGTGATTTTCCCCGCCTTGGCGAGATTCACCAACCTTTGCAGTTTCTTTCTTTCGTGCTTTACGCTCGCACTGTTCAATGTCATCAAGATTTTACCCGTGGAAGTAATCCGATATTTAAACCCGAGAAAAGTAAAACCCTTTGACAATGGATTAATTTTAGTTTTGGATTCATGTACTTCAAATCCAATCCTACCTAGATTTATTTTGATTTCTTCAAGCGCGCTTTTTAATTCTTCGCGACTGTTATGGATGATTAAAATATCGTCCATATATCGCATATAGTGCTTTAGATGTAAACGTTCTTTGCAGTAATGATCGAGGTCGTCCAGAAGGGAGATGCCTGCAATCTGAACCATTTGCGATCCGGGATTATATCCGACATCATTTACATACTGCGTATCCAGAACATTGCACACCATATCGTATACATCATCGGTCAGATATCTTCTGAATTTTGCCTTCACCGCATCGTGACGCATATTCGGGTAGTATCCTTTAATATCGACCTGTAAAATGTATCCATTTGTTTGGTAATGGCTGTAAAAGTTCCATAGATGCTTTTTCAGCCGCGCTCTGGCGTAATCAATGCCTTTTCCTTTTTGGCAAGCACAATTATCTAATATGAAGGAATTGGTCACGGATGGATAAAGAACATTATCATTTATGCTTCTCTGGTACACCCGATCCTTGAATCCGATGCTTAATCCGTCACGTTCTTTTGGATACATGATTTTGATCGGTTTCGGTTTGCAATTCTTCCATGCGCCGCTTTCAAGTTTTTTATTCATCCTGTCGGTTTCCGTCACAGCATTTATCATATAGTGCTTAGTAGATGGTTTCCACCCAACACCAAGCCTGCATTTAAGCGCCGAATCCCACAGGGCGTCATATCCTGTTATATTTTCGTTATCATTCATCCTTTATGTGTATAGTCGGTCAGGCTCGAAAGTCCCCGACATCATATTGGTATTGTTTAGCCTTTCGGCAGGGATTTCAGTTCCTTGTGGTACGTGCGTCAGAATCTCCAATGCTATGCACTGGCACTGTGTTCTTACATTTCGCACAAGCGGAGCGAACCTATTCGCGTTGCTAGCGTTGTTGTTGTTGACATTGCCGCTCGAGTTGACATTCCACGTATTATTCGCATTGCCGCGATACGCTGACCGCAACCGAACGTTCTGAGTTATAACTTACGTCCCATATTGTTTCGCATTCGCCTCATGCCACTTGCGGATCATCGCGCATGTGTCAATCGTCATCTGCGTCCAGTACCTGACCTTCTTTCCCTTGAGATGGAAAAGTCTCCGCGCAAGATTAATTAAGCCAATTAATTCATTGCACTTGGCGATAGCCTCTAATTGATACTTTTCGCGGGTTTTCCATCTTCCGTTGTCTTGCCTGACATATATGTTATTTCCAATCCATACATCAAGATATATCTGCTTCGCGCACTCAATTATGTCATTTGTTAACGATGCACGATATTTCGGGTCGAATACATTGTCGTTGTCACAGATCTTGATCGTGTGGAGTGCTAAGTCTAAGGCTTTTTGAGCCGTTTCTAACTGGCGGTTTGCGGGAGTGTCTGGCACATTTCTTTGTCCGACATTTACTGCCATTGTCCTGTTTTCCTTATGCGGAGGTTATTCCCCGCATCCAGTGGGTGCGGGGATCGAACGAGTCCATGAGTCAAATGACCACAAGCGGAGCGAACCTAAACGCGCCGCTAGCGGAGTAGCCGCTGACATAGCCGCTCGAGGAGACACCCCACGTATTATACGCATTGCCGCGATACGCTGACCGCAACCGAACGTACTGAGGCGAGGTGTGATTCTCAACGGCATACGTTACATAATGCGGATCTGCTTTATACCACGGTGCGGGTTCTGTGAGTCCACTTCTGCGTCTCCAGTATTCATGCACTTCACCCTCTCCAGCATGCTGAACAGTGATATACATTTCTTCAAGAGACGGGAGGAAAACCTTGTCGAAGGTGATGTCGGGCGTATTCCCCCCAATATCGTCCTGCACCGTATTCGGGTATGTAGTCACCTTTACTTCCTTAAGCGAGTCGACAAATTCCTCTGACCATCCGGAGAGATATCCCGCCTTTGTCGTCAGCTGGTCGGGAGCGATGTCCCACTCATCCTGTGCCGTCCACCACGCACCAACTGCGGCGGCAGAGTTGAGATACTGCCTGAGAGCAGAAGTTTTCCACCTGTTCCACCCATATGCGGTTTCCTGCATCGAATTAAGGTTTCCATTTCTCGCAGACGCTTTAACGGTTCCAAGACTCGTTCCGGCTGCCGTGAATGTCGGTGTGATAGTCTCGAGAATCGTCTTACCGTCTGCCGAATATGTATAGATTTTCCAGTTGCTTTTTGCCTGATCGGGTGCGCCGTAGCATCCTGCCACTCTGCCACCCTCAGGGACAGCCTGTGTTGTTGTAAAGCAAACAACGTCCCCCGCACTGACATTGTTGCCCCAACTAGACTCGATTGTGAAATAGTATGTGCCTACCGCAAGACCAGACGGGCATCTGAGAAAAGCTCTCTGATGTGAAAACTGAACCCCAAACGGGTGCGCAAAATGTGCCTGCAAAAATGGTCTGTCAGTTAAGATCTCGCCGTCCTGAAGTTCGACCGATCCGATGTGGTTCAACTGAAACGGATTGGTGTACTGTGTGTTATTTGCCGCCACATCTTTCCACGTGTCCGTAAACTGATCACCTATAGCATACGCCTGCCCGAACAGACCAGACTCTGCAAGATTTGCAAGCCCCGCCCAATCGCTTGACAGTGTATGCATAGCCTGCGCCACCATTACTTCAAGCAGTGCGTTCTGCTTGTCCATCTTTGCGGCAAACGTTTCATCAAGAATAATAGGTTTTGTCACTGCGCTCATGCTGACACCTCCTCATAGGTAATATTGATTTTTCCATCTACTACAGACAAACCGATGTTGCCAAAATCTTCCTTTACATCCGCTACATCATCCTCAACCGCAGTTAAACCGTCCTTTACGGTCGATAATTCACCCCCGACTGTGACCGCTGTCCAGTGTGTGCTGTCCCATGCCTCTGCCGTTGTGATGGCTGTGGTGCATTCGTACAACTGACCGGAATACAGGCAATAGTCTCCGACCTCATATGTCGCTGTATTGTCATAAGCAGGAGCCAAGGATGCCTGTGCAGCTGCTGACGATGCTGCGGATGCTGCCTGATCAGCGTAGTATGATGCGTTGTTCTGGTACTGGTCAGCGGTTGACGGTACGTCCTCACCGTTGATCTGACCGACCGCCCATGCCTCGGATGTTTCCGCATAACCCCTCGCTGCTGCGATGATCTGCACGGCCTCGTTGTCCGGATCGTCATCCACATAGTCGTCTGGCTTGGAGCGTTCGCAGATGTGTATCCTGCCCTCATAGGTCGTGATGCTGGCAGTCCCATCCGTCACCACGATATAGACCCTGAGTTCTCCATAGGTCTCGAAATAAGTATTTGGGATGTGACCAATGATGGAGTATGACCCATCCTCATTCTGAGTGATGCTCTCCGGGACGTATGCCTCGGCCTCCTCCTGCCCCCGGACCCAGTAATGGATCTCACACGAGGTCACAGCGACGGGGACGACCGCCTCCATTACGTGGCCTTCGTCGTACTGATATGCGTCTGCGGGATCTGATGCCCGCCTTTCCCCCGTCTGATAATGATGGAGGAAGTCGAAAACTAAATTCGCCATGTTTGTGTCTCCTTATGTGTTAATGAGGATTGTATCCCCACGGCAGTGACGAGTGGACTCTGGTCAGATGTCCGCTCTCTAAGTAGGACCCATAAAAGTCGATGCCAGTCTCACCAATGCCAAAACTGACTGCATATTCGTCGGATGCCTGCGGATTGTCTTTGACTGTGGCTGCAATATACAACTGCGGGATCTCGTTCCTTGAGGTCTGCCATAATGTCATCTCAATCGTCAGATAATCATTATTGGGATCTCCGTTGATGTATCCGCCGATCTTGAATGCTGGTGTATCCTGCCCGGTGGTCTGATCCTCATGCACTCCAATGTCCATAAAAAAGTTGGACGTGCTGTCCTCGTAGGTCGCTCCCTTTATCTTCCCGGAAAATTCTGCATTGCCATCCTCGTCGAGTTTGAAGTTCTTCGAGTCCACGCAGAGCGTGTTGGCGATAAACTTCATGATCCCGTCCTTGATGACGATATGCTTGCTCCTGTCGGACATATCCTTCGACATCTTGGTTGCGACTTCCTTCTTCTCGTTGCTGGGAGGGAGCGTATCGTTCCCCGTCACCCATGCCTTGCCGTTTCGGACTCGGACTCTGACCTTGTCTCCCGGTCTGGCAAAGACGCTCATGGTGGCGGGAGTGTCGGATATTGGTGCTCCTGTCAGTTGGACATATGCCACACCGTTCTCGACTCGTGTGACCGTCGCCGTGTAGTCCGTGCCCGTCGATTTCTTTATGTCCTTCTTAAACTGTTTAAAAAGGTCTCCGATGCTGCTCAAACAGCGACCACCTCCTCACTAGTCCTGCATCCATAACCCAGTTCAATCGTCTGGGATTTGATGCGGAACGTTCCGTCAATCCCTATCCTCGGCAGATGCAGTCCGATCATGTCAGTGACGACCACGTCCGGGAAAAATCGCCTCGAATATGAGACCGTCCTCGCCGGGGACTGGTTGTCCCTTAATATCCTCATGGCATACTCACCAAGCGACTCGTTGGCTCCGATTGAGGACGCTTCGTCCTTCATCCAGACTTGACCGTTCCCGCCTCGATTCTCCCGACGTGCTGCCGTTGAGACGTGGCTCTCCGGATCGTCATCTATGTACTCGACATAACTGTCGCCAGATGTCACTCGGATGCAGTTGGGAACACTGAACCAGTCCTGTGAGTCCGTCATTGCCACCTCGACCACGTCATTGTATTCAGTGTCAAACACTTCCACTGGTTCAGTGCTCGGACCGCAGATGTGAATCGTGCCGTTGCCCTCTATCCGCAACCGCCATCCGATTGCGTTGAGGATCAACCACACCACGTCCAGATTGGTCATGTCGTCCTCTGCCACGATTGCCTCCTCAAGGCTAGGACCTTCACCGTCTACAACAACGGGAGCAGGACCGACCTTGAGCAGTTCCGCAGCCATCTGCGCTGCGTCCGCCCCAGCAGGAGCATAATATCCTCTCTGCACGAGGATGTCCTCAACTGGCTTGAGCACCGAATAACACTCGACCTGATACGTGATCCGCACCCCGTCGAGCGTTCTCTCCGGGACTGATGCCAGTCCAGTGAACAACGGGACCCTTGCCCCGCTCTGCTCCTGTCTGGCCTTCAAATAGACTCTGACCCAACACTCTCCCGGATTTTCCGTCATTGCCAGATCCGCCGACTCCATGAGTCCTGAGTCTGTCTTGTCTATCGTTCCTGAGACAAAATCAAAGGACCCCATATCATTGAATGACATGGGGTCGACTTTCTTCAGTTCATAGAGTGCAGAAAAACCACCTCTCCAGTCCATCTCTGCCCTCCTTACTCGTCAATTGGATGCAGTGAGTTCCACATATCCAGAGTCATTCCGACAGGCTCAGACGGGTCGATTGCCTTAATCGTCATCGAGTACGTGATTGCCTTTGTGTCGTAAGACTGCGACTCACTGATCTGCACGTCGGCAGTCAGCGACGATCCGTCCGGAGTTCGAACGTGAGCAACTCCTGCATATCCTGCGAGGTCTCTGATCATCAGCTGCTTGTCGAGGTCGTCACCCCTCACGATGACCGTTCCCGCTGAGAGGTCTCTCGTGATTGCCGGGTTCCAGTCGCCTTGGACTGCTCCGCCCAGATATGAGGTCCTCTTGAAATCTTTGTTCCACGTATTGCTCAACGTCAGATTATACGGGAGCACGATCTGATCACCGTCCACGTCAATGACGAGGTTGTTGTCCTCAAGGATGTCCCCGTCAACATAATCGGCATCATACCATCCAAGACCGTCCGCAGTGGCATAGTCTCCATTTGCCGTAATCGTGACGAGCCTGTGACCACAGAAGTCACCGAAAGCGGGATATGGGTCGACGTATGTCTCGCCGAATGTTGCCCCTTTGACGATCAACTCAGGCTGGTCGGCAGTGATTCTGTATATATCACACGTGTCGTTGGCTATAATGCCTGAGACTGCAATGGGTTTGATTTTAGCAATCCTTTGTACCTTGTCGACGACCACTTCAACCCCCGGAACGGTGGATTTATGGGTCCATGCGACTTTAAAGAGATATTTGAGGCTTGCTGTCTGGCCATAAACATCTGTGACGGTTGCGACCATGTAATAGTTCGCACCGTCATCCAAATGCCCAACCATATCGTCCACCGTGATGGTGATAGGCTCCTCGCCATACTGGCTGAAAGTCGCAACGATCTCTCCCGCATATCCATCAAACGTTGTGTCGTCGGGTCTGTCGAGATGATAATCGTCTGCTCTGATGATTGTCAGTGTTGTCGTCCCGGTGTTTCCTGCTCCTATAATGGTAGCAGTGAACGGCATGACCCAGATATACGGGTCAGCTGAAAATGCGTAGGTTTTCGTCTCCTTATGTATCTCATATGTGTGCTCGTCAATATCTACACGGGTTACAGTGTTAATGCCTCCGTTTGAATTATATAAATCATACAATTCGGAAGTCATTCCGCCGGGTATGTAAACCACGTTCTGCGTGTCATTTATGCGGATATTAGTCATAACACCGTCGACATACGTGGTGATCTGATCATGGTCACGTTCAGTATAACTTCCACCACCATAGATGCTTGATGCAGACATTGTGATCGTTATCGGGTCCGCCACATACAGACTCACCGGATCGGACCATGCTGTCTGCAATCCGTTGGTTGCCGTGACTCTGACTGCCAGATAATACGTCTGCCCCGTCACCCACTCACGGTCAATCTCGATGCTTGACTGCGTCTCAGCGTGTGCGATCACGTCACCATAGACAGGTTCGTTGTTCTCGAACGTGACGAGTGCAATCTCCGCATACTCCTGAGCAGTTCCGTCTCCGCCGAATGCCCACCTTGCGACGAGCGTCCCGCCTGCATTGATTACACTCTTGTTGAGTGTGAGTGCGGGTCTGTCCGGGACAGTTGTCAGATTATATCCAACCATTTCGGACCACGGGCCGACGACTTCATTGTCTCCGCTCCCGTCTATCAGTCTGACTTTGAAAAAATACCGTTTTCCGACTTCAAGTCCTGCAATTATCCAACTGGTTGTCTTTACATCCTCGACGCTATAATCAGAGGGACTGTCCGTTGACTCCCATGCATAGTCTTTGTCAGACCAACTTATCTCGGCCTTGGTTGCCTCAACCCATGACCACTCCCATCCGACTCTCACAGTCCCCTCGTCAGGTCCTTCTGTGACAGTCACGTTTGCAGGCTGAATCGCTGCTATATCATTATCGAGAGCCGTCTCAGACCTCATTTTCTCGCTTGTGATTGTCGTCCCGTCATACGTTCCGACAATTGCATAAGCACCGAAACAAGTGTGAGACCTTCCGATGATGTCTGGCACGTTGACCGTGGTCGTTGTTGTGCCGTGTGGCAGGATCGCCACGATGCGGTCGTTGCTCGGGTCGTCCTCTGAACGATAGAAGACTACTGTGGCAGCTGCATTGCAGGCGGTCGTCTCTGTGATCGTGATCGCCACGTCTCCCGTTGTTGCGTTCGGAACTGCGTCGATTGTTGGAGTGCCTAGTGCCCCGTACTGGGCGACCATCGCATTCGAAAACGCTGCATTATTATCGTCATCATGCCACGACTTGATTCTCACCCACAGGCACTCATCCACGTCCACAGTATTCTCGATATTTACAACGGCTTTATTATATGCCCCGTTTGGCTTGATTTCTATTGCCGTTGACCATCCGTCTGCTGGCGGAGTCATTGCCTCATCTGTGGGTCTTGCAATGACATATTGCAGAGCAATCATGTCGATTGGGTTCACGGTGTCGTAATCGTCTGACCACTCCGCCGTGATCTTGCTGACAGAACCGTTCGTCACTGCGCTCGCACTTGTGAGCACTGCGTCATTCGGGTCGCCATAGGAGTGTCTCGCTGATTGCCATTTTGATGTCCCGGCTGGCCCGACAGAACGAACACGGAACCATCTGACGAGGTTGCCCTCTGCCAGTGCCTCGGTGTCCTCGTTGATGGTCAACTCTCCTGAGGCTGCACGACTCACGATAGACCCCCATGCGCTCTCCGGGGGTGCTGCTGAGTTTCTAACGAAACAGGTCTGGGATTGTACACTGGTCAGGATTGCGGTCGACTTCGAGTCGTTCTGAACCGACCACGAGAATGTCCCACTGTTTGCGGACTCGTTCTCGTAGGTAACAGGCTGGACGGTTGGGATCACAGCAACCCACTTCCCACTCGTGGCCCATCCGGACCACTTGGGAGTGATTTTCTTTTTGCCGTCTTTCCATTTACTTCGACGACCTTGGACTCGGAACTGCCACGACTTGACCCCTGTCTGGTTGGTGAGGGTTACAGTCACTTGATTCACTGTGACGTTAACGGTCGTCCACGTGCCCCCGTTCTTACTGTACTGGAACTGCTGTCCTGCACCATAGTTCTGGTCGCCACGTTTCCATGAGAATGTGTAGGTGTTGCCGTTTCTAGCGATTGCGAGACCGGACGGGGCGGTCGTAGCGTCTTTCTTTTTCTTTGCCATTATGCCATCCTCAACTCTCGCTTAATTGTACGAGCGACGCTCATGGCGAATGCCTCGGGATCTGTCGCTCCGTCGATATTGTAAGTTTGATAAATGTTCCCGCCATTCATGTGGCGGTCGAACTCCTTGTCCATCTGTCGCCACATCTTATCAAGCGGAACCGCTGCCTCAGGTCCTTTCGAGTCACCGATACCAATGATGGTCGGATTCTTGAAAACACCACCTTCAGCGAACCACTTGACGCTGCTCTTGCTCAGTTCTGGATAACTGACAGAGGTCTTTCCGTCGCTGGACTTGGCCTCTTTCATGTTCACCGATATTACTGGCAGATAACCGTGGAGGGTCGGCAGTGTCCATGTGAATTTCATTTTCGCCTTATAATTGGCGACCATGTCTGTGACTGCCTTGAGAGCAGCCGTCAGAGACTTGGTTCCAACGGTCGGAATCTTCAAAGACAGGTTCTTGAAGATGCGGATCCATCCAAGCACTGTCTGCTTGACGAACTCATTCGCCGTCTGGATGCTTGAAACATCGACCGCAGAGATTTGAAGTTCTGCATCTGCCAGAGCAGTCGCCATCTCTGAGGTTGACCCTTTCACCGACTGGACTGCCTCGTTGTCCTCATCTCCGGAGAACAGACCTTTGACCCAATCCCAAACATTTTTTGCAGCTGTTTTTAATCCTTCGAGTGCACCCTTTGCCATCTCTCCAAAATCGGGCCATTCAATCTCGATTGAACTGAAAACGCTCGCCACTCCGTCCCAGATCGTGCTTGCTACACCGGACAAAGTATTCCATGCCGTTCTCGCTGCCGAATCCAATGACGGGATTGAGATAGCACTGGAGAAGAACCCAATCACTGACTCCCAGATAGTAGATGCCAGCGTCGTAAGTCCTGACCATGCCGTATATGCCAGTTTAGTTAATGACGGGAACTGGAACGTTTTCTGGAACCATGTCTTAATTGCTGTCCAGATCGTGGACGCTAATGTGGTCAATCCGTTCCATGCCTTTTTCGCCATCTCTACTAGCGACGGAAATGTAAAAGTCTTTGTGAACCACGTTTTGACTGCATTCCATATCGTAGACGCTGCCGTCGTCAGTTTATTCCAGACTTGTTTCGCTGCCTCGGATATGTCGGGCCACTTGAATGTCTTCGTAAACCATGTTTTGATTGCCGTCCAGATTTCAGACGCTACTGTCGTCAATTTATTCCAGACGAGTTTGGCAGCATCAGAAATATTGGGCCATGTAAATGTCTTAGTGAACCACGTTTTGACTGCGGTCCAGACTTCCGACGCTTTAGTCGTCAGTGCGTTCCAGACGGTTTTCGCTGCCTCGGAAATATCCGGAAACTCGATCTCACCAGTGAACACTCCAACGACGGTGTCCCAGATTGCGGACGCTGCCGTCTTCAGTCCTTCCCATGCAGTGGACAGCAACGTGACAACCAACTGGCCTGCTGCGCTCCAGTCGATATTCGTGATGCCCGTCCACAGTGACTGCAACAACGTGCCGACCCCAGCAATGAACGTCGGTATATTATCAATCAGTCCCGTTGCAAGGTTGGAGACGATGTCTGCTGCTCCCGCAATGAAATCAGGGGCCATATCCGCAATGAATGTCGGAATCTGTGCCAGAACTGCTGGAGCCTGCTTGGCAATGTTTGCGACCATCGGCATCACGTTGCCGACCACAAAAGTCTTTACTGATGCACCAAGATTCTTGAGGTCTGCGGTTATATTCTCACCCAGAGCAAGGTTTGCCAGTACGTTCTGGGCAGCTGCCTTCATGGCTCCGAACGATCCTGAGAACGTGGTCGCTGCCTCGTCTGCTGCCACACCCGTCAAACCAAGGTCTTCTTGTATAACGTGTATTGCATCATACACGTCGCCCAGATTGGAGATGTCATACTCTTGCCCGGACAATTTTGAAGCGTCCGACAGGAGCCTTTCCATCTCCTCTTTAGTCCCTCCATACCCCAGTTTGAGGTTGTCGAGCATATTATATTGACCCTTGGCGAATCCTTGGTATGCGTTTTGAATGGACTCAAGAGGTGTGCCCATTTTCGCAGCGTTGTCCGCCATATCCATAATGGCTGTGTTGGCTGCCTCTGCTGCTTTCGCAGTATCTCCGCCGAACGCTGCTTTCAGTGACGCACCGAACGAAACTGCCTGCTCTGCATAATCATTCGCCGATATTCCTGCCGACGCTGCCTCGTAAGCATATTCTTTGGCAGCAGACGCAGCGTCTCCATATAGCGTCTCAAGACCGCCGAAACTTTGCTGGAGGTCCGCTCCTGCGTTGAGCGTGTCGCCGATCAGCTTGCCGACGCTGACCACAGCGAGCACCTTTTTCACTGTGCCGATTAAGTTCTTTCCGAACAGCGAGCCAGCCTTTTCTCCTGCTGACCCTGAGTCCGCTCCCAGTTCTTTGGCAATCGTGGCTTGAGATCCCTTCATATTCGGGACGATAGTGACTGTCGCTCGTGCGACCTCTGTCATGCCAGCCACAGGAGATCACCTCCTTCTGCTTTTTATCCATTCACGCATCTCATCGAGAGGCAGTGCTCCTTTGCCGATGCGTTTCTTGTCTTTATCCTGTCCGGGCCTCTTATACGGATCTGGCTTGCGTCCCGGTTTGTGACTTGCCATCACTCTCAGTTGAACGTTGATGACTTGCAATATGTCGAAAATATCTGCCAGAATCTCGTTTGTCTTTTTTCTGGTCGACCATTCGGAGATCTCCGGATTGAGTTCCTCTCCTAATGCCGACCCAAGTTGAATATTAGATAAAAAGGACTTGAGGGCACTCCATGACAGAGCACCCCCAACGTCTGACAACTCATGACCTGTCTCGGTCAATAAGTCTCGCTCAATCGCCTCACGATGTTCAAAAACAAAGTTCGTGAGGCTTATTATTCCCCCAGATCAACTCCAGCAGCCTTCTCACTTTCTGCCTTCCACGTTGTGGTGAGAGTCTTCAAGTCATTGATTGCGAGAGAGTTCACAACGTCCTCCGGGATGTACTTCTTAAAGAACGCAAACTCGTCGTCCGCCTGTGCAAGTGCTCTCGTCTCCGCCAGTGTCAGCGATCCCATCAGTGGGATTTCATAAGACTCTTTTCCGATGTTGACCTTTAAGGTTGTGAGCGTCTCTTTCCTTCCAAGTGTAATTTCTGCCATGAGTTATCTCCTCCTTTTATTACGTTGTCTGTCCGTCGTCCTTAACAAGTACCCAGTGATCAGCAGTGATGGTCGAATCCCAGTTGATTGCCTCGTTCGGCTGGAACGCAACGTCACCCAGTTCAGAGACGAATCCCTTTGTGGTTCCAAGCATGATCATGTCGTCGCCGTCCTTCATGAGGAACAGGAATGCCTCCTCGTCAGAAGTCTCGCCCTGTTTGAAGTCGACCTTCACGAGTTTTCCGTGCTCTGCGGTCGCAGCTGTGACAGTGACCTTGTCTGCACCGAAAACCGTCTTCATGGCTTCTTCTGTGGTGTAGATAATCGGTGCACTGACCTGTCCTGCATCCTCGCCCGGAAGCAGACGCTCGATCTTGTTTGCCCAGTTCTTCAGATTATCTGAGGTTTTATTCGATGTGAACGTGATCCCGTCCACAGAGATCGCACCGACCTCCACCCATGCTGATGCGAGTGTCTCTCCCGGATAGGTCGGGAGTTCAGTTCCAGCGGGAGCATGATAGAACATCCCGGTGGTTCCTTCTTCGGCATAGTTACCAATGCCAAGATTTACGTTATGAGTCATTTTTTATACCTCCACGTGTTCAGTATGTGCCACCACGGAGAGCCGTGCGGAGCACATTGCCAATTCGGGTCTCACGGGGTCAACACCCCACGACCCGCTCGTGTTTACGTCAACGTGACGGATGTCCGATGTCTGGAGTCTCGCCACGGTTTTCAAAATGCCGACTGCCGTCCTCAGTATCTCGTTGGCTTCGCCCTCATACTCTGCTCTCGCATCGAGTACGATTCCGAAGTTGTTGATCGTGTCCTCGTCTCCTCCGTCTACCTGAGTGACTAGAACGGACGGGACTGTGAAGTCCTTCGGAAGTGGTCGGCAGTAGGTTGTTATATACGGGGACAACGCTTGTCTCACGGTGTCCTCGATGTCAATCATCCGCTCAATTCTCATCAATACACCGCCTTTGATAAAGCCTTGTTTTCCGTCTCTGCGATTATAGATGCCCGGTCTGTGGTGTATACAAAAGTCATATTTCGTTTTGACCCGTATGCAGTTACTATCCGGGAAGACATCTTAAAGCCTGTGCTTTCTGAATCGTTAAGGTCGGCATTTGCACGGCTTTGAATGTTGCTGCCTGCCTCCTCGCACACTGCCTGCGCTCCCGCAGAACTAAGGATCTCCTCGAATCCGTCAGGATTGAATTTGATCTCAATCTGTCTGCCCATTAACCGGACCACCTCCTCAGAGTGCACTGCACATGAGCGAGGTTTCCCGCTGATGGCCAGACCCTCGGAGCACCGTCAATCGTGTAGACGTTCCCGTCGTACTCGATGCGGTCGCCCTCTTTGACATCCGATCCGGGTGGCAAATATGCCGTCATCCCGTCAAGGATGCCAAGCACTCGCCCGTCCTGTGACAGGTCCGTCGCTGCTGGTTGGACAGAGCATCCGGAGATCTCCAGAGACTCAACATGGTCCCAGTCTGGAACCTCTGACCCTCTGATGGTCTTTGTTCCCGGTCTCAGTCTCGTGACCGTCTGTCTTGCGAAATTAGGGAGCATTTAGAACACCCCCCTCACTCTGTACGGTGACAGCACCTCTTTGGAACTGTCCGGGAGCGTCGTTGCACTCGCACTATTCACCCAACTAGCGTTATAGGTGACGGAGACTCCGCCTGCTGCCTCGGACGTAATTCCGTTCGAGGATGCAGTCGCATGAGTGACTCTGCTGGCGATCAGTTCCTTGAGTTCGTCGATGGTGTCCTCGTCCACTCCTGCCGTGTACGTCACCTCTATTGGTGAGTACCTCTTGAGCGTCGAGAAGTCCACGTCATAGACTCTCAGGATGCCGTTGCTCTCACAGGTCGCCATGTACGTCTCGCCGTCGATGGTCACGGACTCGATCTCAGTCACATAGGCAGCAGGCAACTGAATCAGCAAATCACTGTAATTCCTTGTGACCCGCTTGTCGTTCATGAGGACGGTCATCTCGCAGGATGCGGATGGATAAACGTGCCACCCGCAATAATTCCGGACGGCAGCGCAGGCAGACTTGATGTTTGGAGCGATCCGAACGTCGCCAGCATATCGGTTGGCTGTGAACTCGTCGAACTCCTCGTCACTCAGCATATCGGGCAGAGAGTCAAGTTCTGTCAGTGTATATCCCCATCTGGTGCGTACACTCATTTTGTCCCCGCCTTCCTTTTCTTGTTGGCAGGCTTGACCGCCTTGTTAGACGGTTCGACCGCCTTCTTCAACTCGACAGCACCCTCCGGGACATCGTTGTCCTCAAACTGATACTGTTTGCCGTTGTATATATACTGTTTCAGCATTATCGGTTTCACCGCCTTTCAATAGCGGGAGACCCTTGGGCCTCCCGTTGTGTTGATCAGATTACTGTGATGCCTTGGTCAGTTTCTTGAAGCCTGCCGGGCGACGGACAGCGAGTGCCAGTCTCTCCTCTGCTCTGATGGTCATCAGGTTCTTTACGAAATCATCCTCGTTGGTGTTGACCGCTTCAACGCTCACACCGCCATTGGTGACGACGCTTGCACAGGTCTTGAACGCACCTACGACGACGGTTCCGGAAGTGATGGATGCAGAAACACAAACCGGGATTCCCCAGATATTCGGGATCGACTGCTCTCCGAAGTATCCGCCACCATAGTA